TATTCGTGGCGTATATGACACGGGGGGGGCGGCCGCCCGGGTTAGTCGATCTTTCGACATCGCGAGAGCTACACCGATTTTGAGGGCCTTAGACGGCCCCACACGGAGTTTTAAGGAGTTACCATGAAGAAGGCCAAGAAGCAAAGCGAAAATGCGATATTGGCCTATTATCAAGCCATTAGGGACGGTTCCGTCACCGTGGGGAAATGGGTGCGGCTTGTGTATGAGTACATCGTCCACGGCCTGGAGGAGAAAACCTTTTTCTTCGACCAAAAGAAAGCGAACGCCGCCGTTGACTGGATGGAGGAGCATTGCTTTCACACGGAGGGGCCGCTTGCTCCTGGGCGGCTGACTTTGGAACTTTGGCAAAAGGCTTTCTTGTCTTGCATCTTCGGGATCGTGGACGGGGAAGGGCATCGGCAGTTTCGGGAGGTCGTTCTCGTCATCGCCCGGAAAGCGGGGAAGTCTCTGATCGGAGCCGGGGTTGGAAACTATACCTTCCGGGTTGATGGGGGCTATGGCTCCAAGGTCTATTGCATCGCCCCGAAGCTGGAACAGGCGGACATCATCTACAACAACATCTGGCAGATGATAACGCTTGACCCGGAGTGGCAAGAGGCCAAAGAGATCGCATCCGAAAAGGATATGCACAACAAAAAGGTCAACGATGATTCCATGCTGGCCCGTCATCGTCAGTCTGACCTATCCATCCCCGGAACGAACAGCACGGTCAAGAAGATCGCCTTTTCCGCTAAGAAATCCGATGGCTTCAATCCGTCCCTCACCATCTGCGATGAGATAGCATCGTGGCCCGGTGACAACGGGCTGAAGCAGTACGAAGTAATGAAAAGCGGCATGGGGGCGAGGCCGGAGGGCTTGATGCTCTCATGCACGACAAGCGGATACATCAACGATGGCATATATGACGAGTTGGTCAAAAGATCAACTCGTTTTCTTTTGGGCGATTCCAAAGAACGGCGGCTCCTTCCGTTCCTCTACATGATCGATGATGTGGACAAATGGAACGACATCAACGAGCTGCGGAAAGCGAACCCGAACCTCGGCGTTTCCGTTTCAGTTGACTACCTTCTGGAGGAAATCGCCGTTGCGGAAGGATCGCTTTCCAAAAGGGCGGAGTTTCTGACCAAGTATTGTTGCATCAAGCAAAATTCTTCCCTTGCATGGCTCCCGGCCCAGGTGGTGAACAAGGTCTATTCCTCCCCGCTATCCCTTGAGGACTTCCGGGGGTGCTATTGCGTGGGCGGCATCGACCTTTCCCGGACAACGGACTTGACCGCCGCTTGTGTGGTGATCGAGAAGGACGGGCGCTTGTATGTTTTCTGTAAATTCTGGCTTCCGGCGGAGCGCATCCAAGAGGCCACGGTGCGGGATAGTGTTCCGTACAACATCTATGTTCAACGGGGCTTTCTGGAGCCATCCGGGGACAACTTCGTGGATTACCACGATTGCTTGAATTGGTTCAAATCGCTTGTGGAGCAGTATGAGATATTCCCGCTCCAAGTCGGCTATGACCGTTACAACGCCCAATACCTCACGCAGGAGATGCAACAATACGGTTTCCACATGGACGATGTTTTCCAAGGCTTCAACCTCTCCCCGGTCATCATGGAGGCCGAGGGCTTGATGCGGGACGGCGTGATAGACATCGGGGACAACGACCTCCTCAAAATCCACCTCCTCGATTGTGCTTTGAAAAAGGACAACGAGAGCGGGAAAAGCAAGATGATAAAGCTGAACCCGAACGCCCACATTGACGGGGCTTGTTGCTTGCTAGATGCCTTGACCGTCCGCCAAAAATGGTTTGCCGAAATCGGTGATCAATTAAAGAACAGGTGATAACGATGGGATTGTTTGAAAAAATCTTTGGCAATCGCCCGAAGCCGAAGGGGGACTTTGAAGGGGTCTTTCGGATGCTTGACGGGTACACGCCGCACTTCACGACATGGGGCGGGGGGATTTATGAATCCGAGCTTGTCCGGGCGGCGATACACGCGAGGGCAACGCACATCTCTAAACTGAACGTTGAGACAAGGGGCGCAGCTCGTCCGGCTCTCCAGAACAAGCTCCGACATGGGCCGAACGAGTTCCAGACTTGGAGCCAGTTCCTTTATCGGCTTTCCACGATCCTTGACATCCACAACACGGCTTTTATCACGCCCGTTTGGGATGAGTACGGGGAACCGAGCGGGGTTTTTTCGCCGCTCCCGTCCCGGTGCGAGATTGTCCAGTATAACGGGGTTCCATATCTCCGCTATGAATTTACATGGGGCCAGAAAGCCGCCGTGGAGCTTTCCTTCTGCGGGGTTATGACAAAGCATCAATACCGTGATGACTTCTTCGGGGAGAACAATCACGCCCTGTTCCCCACGATGGACTTGATCCACATCCAGAACCAGGGCATCCAGGAGGGCGTGAAATCGGCGGCGACCTATCGCTTCATGGCGCAGCTCAGTAACTTCTCCAAGGCCGAGGATTTGGCGAAGGAGCGACAGCGGTTCACGGCGGAGAACTTCAGCCGGGACGCGAAGGGCGGCGGCTTGCTCCTGTTCCCGAACACCTACCAGAACATCAAGCAAGTCGATGTGAAGCCGTGGGTTGTGGATGCCGACCAAATGAAAGTCATCAAGGATAATGTCTTTGAGTATTTCGGGGTCAATGCCGATGTGCTGGAGAATAAAGCCTTTGGCGATGCGTGGGCGGCGTTCTATGAGGGGGCCGTGGAGCCTTTCGCCGTGCAGTTCTCCGAAGTCATGACAAAAATGCTTTTCACCTTCCGGGAACAGACAAACGGGAATTTTGTCATGGCAACGGCGAACCGCTTGCAGTACATGAGCAACGCCGACAAATTGGCGGTGGCGGCACAGATGGCGGATCGGGGATTGATGACCCGGAACGAAATCCGGGAGATTTTCAACCTTGCCCCGCTCCCGGATGAGATTGGGAACCAACTTCCCGTTCGGGGCGAATACTACACCGTAGGAGAGGAGGATTCTTCCGATGGAACAGAGGGAGATTCGTAATTACACATTTGAGGTCCGCGCTGAACAGGATGAACAGCACGGACATTTTCTTTCCGGCAGACCCATCGTCTATGACGCTCCGACCGAGATGTTTGACATCTTCACCGGGGAATACACCGAGATCATTGACCGGGGCGCTCTGGATAACACGGACTTGACCGATGTTCGGTTCCTTGTGAACCACAATACGGACATGATCCCGCTTGCCCGGAGCCGGAACAACAACGACAACAGTACGATGCAGCTCAGAGTTGTCGAGGAAGGCATGGACATCCGTGTTGACCTTGACACGGAGAACAACGCAGACGCAAAAGCCCTTTATTCGGCGGTGGGCCGTGGGGACATTACCGGGATGTCCTTCATGTTCATTGTCGATAAAGATAGTTGGGACAACGTAGACACCGACCACCCGACCCGCCACATTCGGAGTTTCCGAAAGGTGCTCGAGGTGAGCGCTGTCACGTTCCCCGCATACGCGCAGACATCTATCAACACCCGTGGTCTTTCTGGAGCGCTGGAGGGCGTGAAGGAATCGCTGGAGAGCGCAAGGGCCGCAAAACGGGCGGTTGAGAGACAGAAGCAGAGAATCAAGATTTTGACGGAGGTCCTTTGAGATGGAACTGAAAGAAATGACCATCGAAGCCCTTGAGGAACGCCGTGCCGCCATTGCGGTCGAGGTCGAAGCTGACGGTGCTGACCTTGACGCTCTGGAGGCAGAGGCCCGTTCCATCAAGGAAGAGATCGAGCGCCGCAAAGCCGAAGAAACCAAGCGGAATGAAATCCGCGCCGCCGTTGCCGCTGGCGCTGGCACGGTGGTTGAGACCATCGATAAAGAGGAGAGAAATACCATGACCCTTGCCGAACTGCGCTCCATGCCTCAGTATGTCGAGGCTTACGCGAACTACATCAAGACGGGCAATGACAAAGAGGCCCGTGCCCTCATCACCGAGAACGCTCCCGAGACTGTGACTGGCTCCGGCCCTCTGCCTGTGCCCACCATCATCGAGGCTGGCGTTCGGACGGCGTGGGAGAACGATCCCATTATGTCCCGTGTCCGCCGTACTTTCGTCCGGGGCAATCTGAAGGTGGCCTTCGAGCTGTCCGCCACTCCCGCCGTTGTCCACCAGGAGGGCACTGACGCTCCCAACGAGGAAACCCTCACCCTCGGCGTGGTGGAGCTGATCCCGGAGAACATCAAGAAGTGGATCACCATCACCGATGAGGCGATGGACATGGGCGGCGAGGAGTTCCTTCGCTACATCTACGATGAGATCACCTATCAGATCGTGAAGAAGGCAGCCGCCGAGGGCATCGCGGACATCCTGGATGCTCCCGCCGCCTCCACCGCCACCGCCGTTGGCGTTCCCACCGTGACTGCCGCGCCCAGCGTGACCGCGATCCCCACCGCAGCCGCGAACCTGTCCGATCAGGCTACCAACGTGGTTATCATCATGAACCGTCTGACCGAGGTGGAGTTTGTCAACGCTTATGCGGCTGGCGCTTTTGCGGTTGACCCGTTCGCTGGTCTGCCCCGTGTCTACACGTCTGCGATCCCCGCCTATTCCGCTGTCACCGCTGGCAATCCCTATGCCATTGTTGGTGACCTCAACGGCCTCCAGTTCAACTATCCCAACGGGGATGGTGTTGTTCTGAAGTTTGATGACCTGTCCCTCTCTGAACAGGATTTGGTCAAGATCGTAGGCCGTCAGTACAGCGCTCACGGCGTGACCGCTCCTGGTCGTTTCGTGAAGCTGCTCAAGCCTAACACTTGATGAAGGTCAAGCTCGTCCGGGACGCAAGAATCAAGCACAAGGCCGGGGAGATCGTTGAGGTTTCCCCGGAGGAGGCTAATTTCCTGCTGTCTGTGGGTTCTGCGGTGATTCCCGAACCGGAGAAGAAGAAAACCGCCAAAAAGGACTAAAGAGGGGAGGGTCGATGATGCTTGAAAAGGTAAAGGCGGCGTTGCGGATCACCTCCACGGCGTTTGACGATGACCTCACGCAGCTCATCGCGGCGGCGTTGCTTGACCTTGGCATTGCCGGGGTCACGAAGGAAACCGCAAACGTGGAGCCGGATGCCGTCACCGACCCGCTTGTCATCCGGGCCGTCATCACCTATTGCGGGATGAACCGCATCAACATCGATGAGGCCCAAAGAACATGGTTGAAGGCGAGTTATGACGAGCAGAAGGCCCAGCTTGCCACGGCAACGGGTTACACGGATTGGTTGGTGACAGCCGATGCGTGACGATGGGCTTCTAACGTTTTACTCTCTTCAAAATATCTCTCTGCCGGGACGGATGCCAGTTGAAAAACTGGTGTCCGTTTCCTCCGCTTATTACAGCCGGAGGACGGTGGGCATGAACCGCCTTTATGCGGCGGCGGGAGCGAACCGGGACATTGATGTTCTGGTTCGTTGCCACAACACGCCCACGGTCCCGGACGGGGCTTTGTTCGTAATCCTTGAGGACGAAAAGCAATATCGCATCGATGCCGCGCAGGAGATCGTTGAGCGGGATGCCGTTGACCTCACGCTTGTCAGATTGGAGGAGTTCTATGATGTCGCTACAGAATAAGCTTGAGCGCATCGGGACGGCTCTTGTCGAGGGCGTGGGGGAGAATGTTTTCCACTACTGGCGACCGAATATGCAAGCGCCGTTTTGCGTTTGGGCGGAGGACGGGGAAACCGTTTCCATCGATGCCGACAACGGCAAAGCGGAACAGGCTATCGGCGGCTATGTGGACTATTTCACAAAGACGGAGTATGATCCCATGCTCGACACCGTACAGGATGTTCTCCGGGGCCTTGCGGATGATATGCCGTTTGTATGGCGGCTTGATTCCGTCCAGTACGAGGATGACACCAATCTGATCCACTATCAATGGGTTTGGAGTGTTGCGTAATGGCAAAAATGACCATCGGCAAGGGCGTTGATGACTTCATTTCAGAGTTAGGAGATCTGAAACATGCCGCTGGCCGCTTTTCTGGTCGTGCGCTGTATGTCGGTGCTAAAATAATGGCCGATGCTTTAAAGGCCCAAGTGGAGGCGCTCCCTGTGCGTAATCAAGGCCACAGGGAAAGAGGACGCAGAAACCCGACCCAAGTAGAGAAAGACGGACTAATTGAAGGACTTGGAATTACTAGGAAACGAATAGAAAACGGAAACAGCAACATATCAATCGGCTTTGATGGATACAACGCACACGTTACGGACAAATGGCCGAAGGGCAAGCCAAACGCAATGATAGCCAGGTCAATCAACAAAGGGACGTCGTTCATGAGACGAATACCCTTCAAAACCCAGGCAGTCAATGCTTCCAGGGCTGCGGCGGAGGAAGCCATGGTTGAAGAAGTGGACAAACAGATTAAACAAATCATGAAATGAGCCGTTTTTACGCGGCTCTATCTTTTTATGGAGGTAAAAACGATATGGCGAACGGTAAAGTTTGCACCGGGTTCTCCATGCCCTTTGTGGCGCTCTATTCTGCGTCCAATGGCACGGTGACCTATTCCGGGGGTATTCCCCTTGCCCGTGGCGTGAGCGTGTCCCTTGATGTGGAGGGCAGCTCCGACAATGATTTTTACGCCGACAACGTGTTGGCGGAAACCGACACCCAGTCTTTCAGCAACGGCACGGTGACCCTCACCGTGGATGGCCTCAAGGACGCGGCCCGCAAGCTGATCACTGGTGTGACCACCACTAAGAGCGTCACCGTTGACAGCTCCAGTGTGGAGTTTGAGGTCTACGATGATGCCCAGGTCGTGCCCTATGTGGGCGTGGGCTTTGTCGCCCGGTACATGGAGGCGGGCGTTACCACTTACGTCCCTTACATCATCAACAAGGTGAAGTTTAACCCCGAAGGTCTGGAGGCCGAAACCCAGGGCGAAGACATCGACTGGCAGACCGCCGAGCTTGAGGGCGACATCATGCGCGATGATTCTTCCGCTCATGCGTGGAAGATGATCGGTGCGGATCAGACCACCGAGGAGGCGGCTGTGGCCGCTATCCAGGCGATTCTCACCCCGGCGGCGTAACGGGAGGGAACAATGGAAATCCACGGCAGAGAGATCAAATTCAAGCGCACTGTGAAAGCGACGTGCGATATTTACAAGCTGGCCCCGGACGGGGATCTGTCCAAGCTGGACGCCATGTTGGAAAGCGGCGACTACTCCAAGATGGCCGATGTCATGATTGGCTTTGTTGTCGCTATGTCCAAGGGCTATGAGGCCGCCATGGCGTTTGAGGACCTTGACTATCATCCTAATCCGATTACGGAGGAGGAAATCATGCTCCTCACCACGGACGAATTGGAGGAACTTTTTAAAGGCTCCATTGCGGAATGGCTTGGTGAGAAGCCGACGGTCGAAGCGGAGGCCCCGAAACAGAAGGGAAAAAACGCAAGCGGGGACAGCGAATAGAACTTAACCTGTCGTGGTTTTTGTTCTACGGGCGAAAACTAGGGATGAGCAAGCGGGAAATCCTCATTACCCCATACGGGGAAATGATGGACATGATCGCTTGCTTGTCCATTTATGACGGAAACGCTGTCCCGAAATCCAAAAAGAAAAATAAACGCTATACGGCGTTTGACGAAGCTATAAAACTGAGGTGATCCCATGCAGGACGCAGGAATCAAACTTGAGGTCAAAAACGAAAAAGAGTTCAAAGCGGCAATTACAAACGCCACAACCGCCACCCAAACCTTTAAGGCCGAGCTGGAAGCGGCGAAGAGCGCCATTGACAAGGATTCCAGCGCCCAGGAGAAGAACAAGGCGAAGCGGGAAGCGCTAAAAACGGCTATCGATCAGCAGAAGGCGAAGATCGAACAGATAAAAAGCGCTATCAGTCAAGCCGATTCTGCCGGGGTCACATCTGAAAACACGATCAACCGGGCAAAGACCGCGCTTGCCAATGCTACCACCGAACTGAACCGGATGCAGCAGGAGCTGGCGTCCCTACCGAACCGATGGCAAGAGGTAGGGGCGTCTATTGAGGCGGCCGGGAAGAAGATCACCGCAGTCGGCGAAAAAATCTCCGGCATCGGCGATAAACTGACGACCCGCGTAACAACTCCCATTGTGGCGGCCGGCGCGGCGGCGTTCAAGTTCGCGTCCGACTACGAGGAGAACATCAACAAGGTTGACGTTGCGTTCGGTGATAGCGCCGAGAACGTCAAAGCGTGGGCGGAAACGGCGACGGAGCAATTCGGCCTTTCCGAGAACGCGGCGCTTGAAGCGGCGGCGCTGTTCGGTGATATGGGTACGAGCATGGGGCTTTCTACCGAGGAAGCGGCCTCCATGTCAACGGCTCTGGCCGGACTTGCCGGTGATTTGTCCTCGTTCAAGAACGTGGACATTGACCAGGCTATGACGGCGTTGAACGGCGTGTTCACCGGCGAGACAGAATCGCTCAAGCGGCTCGGCGTTGTCATGACGCAGACAAACCTTGAGGATTTTGCCAGCCGGACAGGTCGCGTCTATTCAGAAATGTCCCAGGCTGAGAAGGTCGCGCTCCGATATGAGTACGTTCTGGATCAGACGAAGAACGCGCAGGGCGACTATGCCAATACGTCAGACGGCGCGGCAAACAGCATCCGCACGATGAAGGCCGAGCTGAACAATCTCGGCGTTGCGTTCGGACAGGAGCTTCTCCCCGTGGTTACTCCGTTCATCCAGAGCATCACCGAAATGATCCATAAGTTCGGCGAACTGGACGAAGGCACGAAGAAAACCATTATCACGGTCGCGGGGATCGTGGCGGCGGTGGGGCCTGTACTGTCTGTCGGTGGAAGAATCGTCTCCGGCATCGGTGCCATTGTTTCTGGCGTCGGCGCGGCAATACCTGTGATTGCGTCCGTTGGTTCGGTGCTTGTCGGCACGGTACTCCCGGCCATCGGCTCCGTGCTGGTTGCTATTGCCCCCGCGCTACCAATCATCGCGTCGGTGGCGGTTGGCATCGGGCTTGTCGGTCTAGCGGTGAAAAACTGGGGCACGATCTCCGAATGGTTCAGCGGCGTTTGGTCTAAGGTGACCGATGCTGTGGGCAAGGCGGCGGAGGCCGTCAAAACGGGGATCACAAACGCCTGGACCGCCGTCAAGACGTCCACGACTGAAACGTGGAACAACATCAAGACGGGCGTGTCTACTGCCTGGAACGCCGTTAAATCTAACACCGCCTCCGCCTGGGCGAGCATCAAAAGCACTGTCCAGCAGAACGGCGGCGGGATTCGAGGCATTATCACCACGGCCACACAGGGCTATATGAACATCTGGAAAAGCGCATTCACCGCCATCAACACGATTACGGGCGGACGGCTTCAAACGGCCTATCAGTCTGTGTCAAACGTGCTGAACAACATCAAGAACGCCTTTTCGTCCAAGCTGGAGGCGGCGAGGACGGCGGTATCTAGCGCCATTGACCGCATCAAAAACCTCTTTAATTTCTCGTGGAGCTTACCGTCTATCAAACTCCCGCACTTTAGCTTTTCCGGGTCCTTTAGCCTCAATCCTCCCAGCGTCCCCCGGTTGTCGGTGAGTTGGTACAAAAAAGCGTATTCTCAGCCGATGCTGTTTAATTCTCCCACGGTGCTAGGTACGGCGGGCGGCCTCAAGGGCTTTGGCGACGGGCGCGGCGGTGAGGTCGTGATCGGTCAGCAGATGATGTATGCCATGATCCGGGACGCGGTGGCGGAGGGCCACGGCGGGACATCCAACACCTGGGGCGACATCAATGTGACGGTAAACGGGGCGGAAAGCCGGGATATGTCCGCTTTGGCTGACCTTATCGCGGACCGCATCGCGGCGAAAGTACAGCGGAGAAGGGCGGCGTTTGCATGAGTGATATAAAGCAATTCGGCAGCTACCTCACCTTTGACGGGCTACAATCCAACGACTACGGCGTGTGGATCAGTGGGACGGGCACCTATGACGCCCCGGAGCGGGACGTTGAGTTTGTGGAAATCCCCGGCCGGAGTGGTGACCTTATGCTGGACAACAACCGTTTCCGCAACATCACCATTACATACCCGGCTTT